CGACCACGACGACGACTGGCCGCTGGAGCATGCCCAGTTCGTCGGCACGACCTCCGATTACTGAGAGAAGGCACACCATGGCACCACCCCTGAGCCACGACAGGCTCCTGACCATCCTCAGAAACGAGGGCGTCAAGCTCGCCGAGTATCCCGGCTGGCGGACCCGTGAGCGGGATGACGAGACGGGCAAGACGTTCGGTCCCGTGCACCTGGTGTTGAACCACCACACCGTGTCGCGGGACTCCCTCCGCATCGTCGCCGAGACCGGGTACGCCGGACTGCCGGGGCCGCTCGCTCACATCCACCTGGCGAAGTCGGGGCTGGCGACGATGTGCTCGGGCGGCCGGGCGAACCATGCCGGGCTGATGGCGGTGAACGCGTTCGTCTCGTTCCGGGACGAGCAGTCAACGCACCCGGCGCCGTCGAAGGCGTCGGGCACGGTCGACGGCAACGACTGCTCGTACGGCATCGAGGCGGAGAACCTCGGCGATGGTGTCGACGTATGGCCGCGCACCCAGTACGACGCTCTGGTGCGGATCAATGCCGCGATCTGCCGCGAGTACGGGTGGAAGGGCGACTCCTGTGCCGGGCACAAGGAGACCTCGGTCGAGGGCAAGGTCGATCCGCGGGGCCCGGTGGAGGGGTATGGGTCGCGTGGCCGGTTCGACTTCACCTTGAACCGGTTCCGTGAGGACGTCGACGAGCGGCTCGCCCATGCGGCCAGCTGGTCGCCTGGGACGGTCACGCCGCCGAAGCCTCCGACGGTGGAGGAGCGGCTGACTGCGCTGGAGAAGCGCGTTGCTGTTCTCGAAGGAAAGGGAGTCTGACCATGAACGTCAACCTCAATCAGGCCTACTGGATCGGCCTGCTCATCTCCGTGATCCTGCCTGTCCTTGTCGGACTCGTCACGACGAGAGTCACCCACGAGGGCGTGAAGGCTGTCCTGCTGCTGGCGCTGTCCACGGCGAACGGGTTCCTGGTGGAGTACGCGGCGCCGGGCCCGGACTACCACGTGGGTACGGCTGCGGTGCTGGCGCTCGTCTCGTTCGGCACCGGGGTACTCGCCCACTTCGGGTTGTGGAAGCCCACCGGGGTTGCCGGCCGGGCGCAGGACTCGCTGGTGAAGTCCGGCACGCATGCCGCGAACGCCTGACTGATCGGAGCACCATATGCCGGATGAGCCGACCCTCGGTGAGGTTGTCCGCCGGTTCGAGGATCGGTTCACCGACGTCCGCGATGACATTCAGCAGCTCGTCCGCCGCATGGACGAGAAGGTTGATCAGCGGATTTATGACTTGCGGCATGAAGCGCTGGCTGCGCGGGTGGCGACGTTGGAGACGTTGCGGGAGAAGGATGCGGAGAAGCTGGTGGCTACGCGCCGCTGGTTGATTGGTGCGGTGATTGTGCCGTTGGTTGGCATCCTCCTCCCGGTGATCATTTTGTTGACTCGGGGGGCTGGGTCGTGAGTCGGGTGCAGGTGCGGGCGGAGGAGCGCAGGCATCGGCGTGGGGATGTGCTGACGTGGGCGGGTGCTCTCGTGTTGGGGGCGGCGTTGGCGTGGATTGTGTTGTCGATTCAGGGGTTGAATCACGAGTTGCGGGTGTCGAATGAGGCGCGGGATGCGTTGGCGCGGCAGGTGCAGGGGCTTGGGGAGAAGCCGGTTGCGGGGCCGCCGGGGTCGCGTGGGGAGCCGGGCGTGGGGGTGACGGGCCCGCCGGGTAGGCCGGGCCGGGATGGGTTTGACGGGGCGGACGGTGTGGATGGCAGTCCGGGCCCGTCGGGGAGTCCGGGTAGGGCGGGGAAGGACGGCGCGGACGGTAAGGCTGGGGAGCCTGGCGCTGTCGGCGCCACTGGTCCGGCGGGGCCGCCTGGCCCTCAGGGTGTGCCGGGTCCGGCCGGGCCTCAGGGCGAGCCTGGGGTCGATGGGGCGGATGGCCGGGATGGTCAGACGTGTCCGGAGGGGTACAGCTTGCAGGCGCCGTCGTATGACGAGGCCGCGCTGGTGTGCCGTCGGGATGGTGCTCCGGATCCGGGGCCGGGTGAGGGTGGTGGTCCGCAGGCGGCTGGGGCGTTGGATCCGCACCGCCGCCTGTACGCGTAGGACGGCGCCTACCATGGCGCCATGGACTTCAAGCCTGGCGGACTACCTGGGGCCGATGGCCTGGCCGACATCCGGGACCTTGGCCCGCCGCACCCGTGGAAGACCGAGTTCATCGTGCCGCTGAAGGCGACGCCCGAGCAGGTCGCCTACGTGGCCACAGTCATGGCGTTCCAGTCGCAGATCGATCTGATCGACACGTCCTGGCTCGACGAACAGTAGCCCGCGCGCGGGCGTGCGGAGACGCCGTGCTGCGTGGGCTGCGGAAAGCCTGCCGTCCTCAGGGCGAGCGGCTGATCACGCCGCTGTGACGACGTCGATGCGTTCGGCCGCGACCGCCTCCGTCCACTCCTCCACCAGCTCCGCATACCGCACCCGAGCATCCCCGTACAGGCGCCCGTGAGCAGCCCGCACCAACGCCCTAATCTCCGCGTTCACCACCGCAGACGGGCGCACTGAACCAAGGCTGGCGACATCGGGGGACATGACCTCACCCTATCGAGCGACCGGATCAGACACGCATCGGCCACCGACCAAAACCCGCCCTCCCCACCGCCACACCCACCCGCTAAGCTCCACCACATCGCCCCGAGGCCCCGACGCCTTGGGGCGCTCTACTGTCGGGAGTAGGGAGCCACCATGCTGTACCGCGTCACCTACCGCATCCTGCCCGCCGGAACCGGACCGGACGACTACGAACCCGCCGACCTCGAAGCCGGCGAAGTCGTTGTGGAGCTCGCGGACCCCGAGCCCGTTGGCGTCATCAGCGGCGGCGACATCCTGTCGTACGGCCCGCACCACCGAGACGTCGTCAAGGCCGTCCGCGCCGCCGCGAACCTGAAGGACGGCGACGAGCCCATCATCCGCGACTGGGACCCGGCCTAGGCTCGTCGCTCCGCATCCTCCAGGCGAGCCCGGTAGTAGGCGTGGTCGCGCGGGAACCCGGCCAGCGCCGGGAGCGCTTCACGGAACCCGGCCGCCGCATCCGCCCACCGCTGGCAGGCGTACGCCGCATCCGCCGCATTCAACCGCGCCCTGGTGGCGTCCAGCCAGTACAGCCAGCCCGGCCGCTCCTCCTCATCTGGTGCCCTGAGAGCGAGTCCGTGAGCCTCCTCGGCGAGCCGTACGGCACGGTCCCGCTCACCCAACTGGGCCGCGGCCATCGCCTCCTGATGCACGGCCGCCGCTTCTGCCGCGGGGGACAGTGGGCGCGGGCCGGCGAACCGGGCGCCCTCCGCAGTCCTGAGGGCACGGACGGGATCCCCGTATTCCAGCGAGTAGTGGGCGCGGACGCGTTGCGCCCACGACGCCATGTCGGGATGCCCGCCGTCGACAGCCCACCCGTGGGCGAGATCAATCCAGGCGAGTGCCGGACCCCGCTTGTTCTCCTGCCACGCCACCCACGACAGCCAGTGCGCATGCTCCGCAGCGAGCAACAGCAGCCTGTCCGCGGCCATGCCGCTCGTGCCGGGGAGGAGCGCGGTGACCTGATCGAGCTGGGCACGCACGACGGGCCACAAGGCGAGCCCGCCGACCTCGTCCTCCGCGCGCCGATGCTGAGCGAGAACAACACCAATCCAGTCGGCAGTACGCAGGTCGGCCCGGCCCCGGTGGTGGGCGTGCGCGAGCCGGTCGCGTAGCTCGGCGGACGGGCCCCACTCGTCGAGGGTGCGGTCGCGTGTGACTCCGCCTAGTTCTGTCGGCACCTTCAGGCCCCTTGTGATCCGGGCGACGACGTCAGCGTTCTTGATGTGGTGTCGTCCGCGTTCCACGTCGGAGACGTAGCCCTGGCTCATGTCCACGAGTTCGCCGAGTTGCCGCTGTGAGATGCCCGCCAGGTGCCGGTAGCGGCGGAAGATGGCGGGCCAGTCGCGGGCTGCCCACGCGGCTCGTAGGCGTCCGTCCGTCCAGGGTTCCTGACCACTCATGGTGACGACGATACGACGCAGATATACGACGGTGATATGGGTTCGACGTTCTGTCACTCCCACGATGTTGTCTCGATCACACCGAGTCGGGTCGGGGAGAGAAAACACGCATGGCCACAACCAGCGCAGACACGCCACATACGGCGCCCGTCGGCTACGCCTACTGCTCATGGCACAAGGGGTACGCCCGCGACGCCCGCCTCGTACGGCAGCCACCGGACCAAGGGTCGGGCCCGGC